AAATTCCGGGTAATAAAGCAAAACTTATTAAGTGCCCTAAATGCCACGGATGACAGTGGTACACTGGAGATAAGTCCAGGACAAGTTGCACAATGAAAGACTGTAACAGAAAGAACATGATTGTTCATGTAATAACTCCTGAAGAATTGTCTGAGATACTCCAACCGTTTTGGAACGGGCTTGTCTCGCTGGAAATAGAAGAATATTATTTGGAAAGAATGAAAGAATGTACAATTTAGGAGGAATTCACTTTGTTCTGTCCAAAAATTAATGATGAATGTAAACTTGAAAAATGTGTAGCTTACATTCCCAAAACTGACAGTTGTATTATGAGGGATAATTGTAATTCTCTAGAAAGAATTGCAATTGCTCTCGAAAGAATTTTGGCGACTCGATATGGTCGTTAATTATTTTTTAAAAGGAGGACCATGCCCGATCCATTTACTACTGAAGAAGACTATATTCTAACGGAATTTTATGGAAAAATTCCTATCAGGAGAAACATTAGAAAGGATTCTCTGCAAGATAAACTTTGGGGCCGATCAGAAAACCAAATTATAAATAGAATAAGAGAATTAAAATTAAAAGGTCCAAAGTTGGAATATTTGAATCATTATAGTCCAGAAGATATTGAGTATTTAAAAAAGAACTATACTAATACTTCTTGGGAAGAATTAACCTTTATGCTGGGACGTGATAGAGATAGTATTACAAATAAAGCTTGTAAACTAGGATTAAAAAGAAAGGAGCGAGAATCTATGTGGTCTTCTAGGGATACAGAATATTTAGAAGAGAATTACTCTATAATGACTGCGAGAGAGATTGGGGAAAAATTGGGGAAATCAAGGTTTTCTGTTTATCATAAAGCGGGAAAAATGGGGCTGAGAAAGAGATGATACGAAATAAAATTTATTGTGGTAATTCTTTAGATATTTTAAAAACTTTTCCAGATAAAGTGTTTCAATGCTGTATCACGAGTCCGCCGTACTTTGGACTTCGGTCATATGGTACGGCTACTTGGGAAGGAGGAGATCCGAGTTGTGAACACGTAATTGGAAATCAAGTTCAAGATAGCAAGGCCAAAGGAGCTATTACTTCTGGCGTAAGACCGGGATGCGATGCCTCTACATGTAAATTGTGTGGCGCAACCAGAATTGATGATCAACTCGGATTAGAGTCTACGCCCAATGAATACGTAGCCCACCTCGTAGAGGTATTCCGAGAAGTTAAAAGAACTCTGAGAGACGACGGAATCTTATTTTTGAATTTAGGAGATTCTTACGCAGGATCTTGGGGCAATTCGGGCCATAGACCCGAACTGGATAATTCTCCATCCCATCAGAGAGAAAAGAATTGTGATTATCTTCCGAGAGGTGGATGGGACGATAGAAGAGACCGGCCCGCGAGTAGCTATAAGTTGCCAAATATTAAACCCAAAGATCTGATCGGAATCCCGTGGTTGGTTGCCTTCGCTCTAAGAGATGATGGCTGGTGGCTCCGATCGGACATTATCTGGGCAAAAGGTGTGTCGGGACAAAAAGAGTTGACTTCTCAAATCTATAACGCTGGTATAGAAATTGGAATTGATCAAAACAAAATAGAAGCACTCATTGAGAACCTGGGATTATATGTGGGAAATTCAATGCCTGAGTCGGTAGTTGACCGCCCATCAAAAAGTCATGAATACTTGTTTATGTTTACAAAAAATAAGAAGTATTTTTATGATGGAGAGGCGGTGAAGGAAGAGATTACGACAAAGGCAAAAAGAACCACAAAGAATGGAGAGGAAAACGGCGACTTGGACATTTTGGACAATATGAATCTGGTCGTAACCTCCGTTCAGTTTGGACCCTTGTAACGAAGCCATTTAAGGCGGCGCATTTTGCTACGTTCCCAGAAGAATTAATTCTTAATCCCATCAAATCTTCCACCTCCGAAAAAGGTTGCTGCCCCGCATGTAATGCTCCTTACAAGAGAATTCTACTTAAGAAGCCAATGGTTATTCGAAAAACAGATAGAATGGCCCAAATGGGAGAATTTGGAAGGACTCAAGCAAGTGGAACTATGTTATCTCCCGCAGAGTCTAAAACAGTAGGATGGCAGCAGACCTGCTCATGTATTCTGGACTGCGCCTGGGGAGATCCAGAACATTGCTTGATTTTAGATCCATTTATGGGAAGTGGGACTGTAGGAGTGGTAGCTAAAAAGTTGGGGCGGAATTTTGTAGGGATAGATTTAAATGGAAGTTACGTAGATATGGCTAACGAGAGAATAAATGAAACCTTACACGTTAGTTGAGGGTATAGGTTTCATTTTCTTAACAATCTCCCTTTATTCTTTGTTGTCAGGAAGAGTGATGATTTCTCTCACTTTCATGTTTGCAGGATATACAATTCTTGGAATTAATATGATGATTAGAAATGTGGTTAGTTGGTGGGGATAGTTAACTTATTATCATTAACAATTTGGAGGAGAGATAAAATTTGATATCTAGCGGAGCGGGCGTTTTAAAGCCTTATAAAGATAAGACGTGGTTGGATGAGCAGATAAATGTACTGGGGAAGAGTCAAAGGCAAATAGCGGTAGAATGCAATTGTTCTGTGGGAACAATAAATCGATGGTTAAACTATGATTATACTTTTGAAAAAGAACAAAAATATAGAGCAGAAAATCATAAATCAATAATTGAATATCAAAGAAAATATAACGAAAATTTAAGAAAGAGACTTTTCGATATACTGGGGCACGAATGTTCTTTTTGTGGAGAAACAAACAAAAAGTATTTAACTTTTGACCACATTAACAACGATTCAAAGTATGACAGAAAGACTTACGGAGAAAATTATATTTATGGTATGCTTCAACATTGGAATAAAACAACTTGGCCCGAAGAAATGGAGATTAAAAGAAAACTACAGGTTTTAGATTATAATTGCAACTGTGGAGTAAAACGTCGCAAGTATTTCAACCTACCAAAATCGGAAATGTCTTCGTCCCAAAAACGTCAAATTAATCTATGGGAAAAAGCATATGATTTTTTTGGACCATGTAGAATTTGTGGCGATCAAAATTTAATTCATCTTTGTATTGGACACGTAAAACATAATGGAGCTGAAATGAGACGAAAAGGGGAGAAAGATTCAACTAAATTATTATCCCAATGGGATCAAATGGAATGGCCCGAAAAGTTGAAAGAAATATATTCTCTTGAATGTTTTAATTGTAATTGTAACAACTTCAGTGAAAGCGAAGGAAAAATTATTTAGGTGAATCATATGGATCTCAAAACATTATCTCAGGAAATAAAGAATTGTAAAAAATGTGGACTTTGCGACTCTAGAAAAAACGTTGTTGTCGGCAGAGGTTCGCAGAGTCCAAAGATCGTGATCATAGGGGAAGCTCCAGGAGCCGAAGAAGACACAGCGGGCAAGCCCTTCGTCGGCAGATCCGGAATGTTATTAGATCGCTGCATAGCAGAAAATGGAATCAAAGATTTTTGTATCCTCAACATTCTAAAATGTCGCCCACCAGAGAACAGAAAACCGACATCGGAGGAGGTTACGGCATGTAAGCCTTGGCTGGAACAACAACTAGAGTTGTTGAATCCGGAACTAATAGTTTGCCTGGGAGCCACTAGCTTGAACTTCTTCTTCCCAGATAAAAAGATTTCAGAATCTATCGGGCAAACCCTAAAAGACAACAATGGTAGAAGGTTTATTGGACTATTCCATCCGAGTTATGCCTTGAGAGGCGCGATAAAACTTGAGGACTATATAAAATCCTTCGAGCGTGTAAACTTTTTTCTTGGCGATGGACAGATGGATAAGGGCAGGGAAGCCCTTGTCGGGGACCCGCAGCCTAGTCCTCTAAGATCTCCCATTCCTCCGGGGCCACAACCAACCACCCCGCTTCCTACGGGATTCTCAGTGGAGAAGCAAAAATATGTGCCATTACACACACATTCTGAGCATGGAAGCGTTGGAGATGTTTTTAGAACTCAAGATGAGATGGCAGAAGATTTGTTCCAGAAAGGATTTAGCGCCGCAG